GAGCTCTTTTGCTACGCCAGCTTCCCAGAACATTTCTAGGTCTGCATCTGTGGCTGGATAGAAGTTCATGTTGAACTGACCCGTAGGGTGGAAGTCAGGGTTGCTATCCATGTTCTCTTTGAACACACGTGCATACTCTACGAAGCCGTTCATTACGATAACTCTTGCTTTACTCATTTTATATTCCTTTGTTGAGTGTTTATATTATATAGTAGGTAGTAAGGGTCTTTCAACCCCCTTTAGTGGATTTCTGCATAACTTTTACCAAAAGAGTGATCTATACCTAACGGAAGGTTCAGCTTAACACTGTCATTGGCACAGCTCATAGCATCTTTTAGCATACTAGATAGTCTTGCTTCTTCTCCCTTTGGTACTTCTGCAATGATCTCGTCATGGAACTGCCCAAGTATCTTAACACCAGCCTTTCTGACGTGGCTAACCCAAGTGTCAAAGCAGTAGACACCTGTGCTTTGGTTTAGGGTACTGAACCTGTCCTTGTCACTACGCAACACGTGCCAGAACTTTGACACAGGGTTTTGTATCCACGACTTACCCATAAGCTCCCTAACCTTAGCATTGTTAGCCACCCTCTGTACTGCCCAGTTACGGGCCCAGAAAGCTTCTAGTAGGTTAGCTGCTGCCGTTTGTGTAAGACCTGTCTCACGTGCCAGCTTAGGGGCTCCTACACCATACGTGGCACTATAGTTAACGACCTTGTAGTTCTTCCGTAAAGCTTTGAGGCTAACTTCCCCAGAGTTGTGCTTGTCGATGTCTTCCTGTGTTACAGCACCAGCAAACTTAGCGAGGTCAAGGTGAGGGTCAAACCCTTCCTTGGACATGTCATTAACGTAGTCAGGGTCAAGAGGTTGCATGTAGTGACGCTTGGTAGTGTCCTCTAAACTAACCATGTCAGCACCACACAAAGTCATACCGTCCCTTGCTATCAAACAGCCACGAATGTCTTTACCGTAAGGCTTGTCCACCGATGGTAGGTTAACCAAAGGTCGTGAGTGCTTGAACCTAAACGTATTAGTCAGGCCAGTAATGGTAGCCTTAAGGAACCCGCCTCTCTCACAAGAGATAAAAGACTTGATGATACCAATACGGTGCGACAACACAGTAAGGCCGTCCAGTAATGCTACATCACCATTGACACTTATAAGACGCTTAACACTGTTACACAGCTCACCGTCCTTACGGATTTGTGGTACCTTCCTTTCAACCATGTGTACAGCTTTGGTGTCACTCTCCTTAATAAAGTTAAACGTACAGGGCTCCCAACCCATAGAGAACAGCCAGTCCTTCACCTGATCTGGTGAGTTAGGGTTGGCTGGATCAGTCTTGTGTAGCACCCGTAGGCTCTCTGTAGTCATGGGATACTTAGCTTCAGCCAGTAGTTCGAACCACTTAGTAGCAGCAGCAGAAGGTAGGCCGTTCTTAAGGGTCATACGCTCAAGTGCTGGCTTGTTTTTCATAACCCAGTGTTGCTTCTTAGGCATGACTTGCACTAACTGATCGACCTTAACTGCCTTGGCTGCTTCCCAGTCAATCAACAAGGCGTTAGCTTTAAGTAAGTCTACCCGCCAGCCGTTGTCAGCTTGCTCCCTAGCAGTCTGCATCTTGGTTGTCAGGTAAGACAAGAACCTAACCTTCTCTGACTCCTGCATGTACAAGCGGTCAAGCTTCTTCTCTTGTATTGACCACAGACGAAAGTTGATCTTAACATCTTCCTGACAACGGTGAGCATACTCGTCCTGCGACAAGTTGTCCCAGTCATCTACTACAGGCTTAGGCACACCAAAGTCTTCACCATAAGAGGCAAGACCATGACTGGCCCTCTCTGGCGACAAGTACCAACTGATGCTTAAGGTGTCGATCAACTTAGCTTTGATAGTAATGCCCAAGACCTTTTCGATAGCAGGTATGTCAAAGCCTACAATGAAGTGACCGATCAGAGTGTCTTGACTTAAGAAGAACTCACGCATTTCATCATAGTCAAAGATAGACACAGGGTCTGCCATGTCAGGGGTCTTATAGCTTACAACGTGTATCTTGGTTAGCTTGTCCAAGAACCCGTCAGTTTCAATATCGAATACAGTCATAGTTATCCCCCTTGGCGCTTACCACCGCCGCCGTAAGTAAATCCCATACGCAAATTACCACGTCTCATGTAATCTATAAACATCCTATGGGCACCAGCGTCTGTGACACCTTGTAGGGTATCACCCATATAGCCAATCGTTTTGTTACAAGAGGTGCATAAAAACCCTCGGAACATCTTACTGTTGTGGTCGTGATCAATGTTAAGCTTGTCTGTCACCTTACCACAGCACTCACAAGCGGCTGGCTTCAAGTCCGCAAAGCCTCTACGCAAAGCATACTTAACACTTAAGTCTAAGTGGTAGCAGGTCTTGCACTCGTTGCGTCTACCGTCCCTCATACTGTCGGCTTTGTGAAACTCTGTGAGGGGGAAAGTTCCGCCACACTTATTACATACCTTACTAGCAGTCATATCAATCTCCTGTGTATTGTCTGCACTAACTCTATAGCCATGCAGTATTGCTCTATGTTGAGGTCATAGACCTCTCCGTCTTGATCCCCATAGGCGCCCAGTAGTGTCCAAGCTTCGGGGTCGTACTTATCGTCCATGCCTAACCTTACTATAATATCTTGTGTCCCGTCAAGCACTGGTACGATCACTGTATAAACTTCGTTGTAGCTGTAGTAGTCCTGCTCGTCCATGTCATCGTCTATCGGTACTGTATTATCCATAGTCTAGTTCCTGTAAAGTAAAAGTATCCATGTTAAACCGTAGTGAACCAGCATAGCCCTCTTCACTACATGGGCGGTTCTTCTCAACCTTCAAGGTGGTTGTGTTTCTTTCTTGATCGTCCTCTGCTTCCTTGTCTCTGCTCAAGTCTATAATAACTGAAGCCCTTTGTCCAATCATTTTACAATACTTTGGATCACCATCATCATTAGTGTGTGCGATAGTGATGATACCTACGTTAAGCTCTGCTGCTAACTTAGACAACCGTACAGACAAGTCCGACAACAACTCTTCCTTAGAAGTCTCTGATCGACCTGACACTACATCTTGGATAGGCTCAAAGAATACATAGCGAACACCGCAAGCCTCACGGAAGTATCTGATCTGCTCACACAACTCTTCAGTACCCTGACCGTCACCTAAGAAGAACTGATAGATACACTCGTTGGCAGCTATCTGGCGAATGGCATCTTCCACTTGCTCAGTAGCACCACCAGCGTCGATCAGGTCTCTTCGGGTCACGTTCATGCCCAGCTTGTAACTAACGAGCCCTAAGAGGCTCCTAAGCTTTGTCTCTTCCAAGTGCCAACTGGCAAAGGGTACATCCCGTTGGATCAGGTTGTACTCTAAGTACCGCATTACCTCTGTCTTGCCGATACCAGTGGGTGCCTTAATGACGGTAAAGTGACCTTGCATGAGTCCCATGATTTTGTCGTCAAGGGACTGGATACCTGTAGGCACAAACTGATGGTCGGGAGTTTCTCTAAACAGCTTAAGGAACTGGTCAGCAGTGTTAAGAACATTGTCAGGAACATACTTCTTAGCGTTCCACCAAGCAGACTTAAACTCTTGTCCAGCCCCAGCCTGTAGAAACTCGTTAGCGTCTTTGTACTTGTCATGGGAAACTCGGTAGGTCTTGTTTGGGAACAGCTTTGAAATCTTAGTGGCGATAGCATTGCCAGCCTCATCACCATCAACACTGATAATGATCTTCTCAAAGCTGTTGATCCACTCACTACAGTTCTCCCACAGCTTCTTGGAGGGGGTCGCAGAGGGCAACGATACCACAGGGTTAGTGTAGGTACCCGACTTAAGCATCTGGGACACAGAGAGGGCGTCCAGCTCTCCCTCAGTGATGGTTAACATCTTAGATGAACCAGCGGTAAAGAAGTTCATGCCGAACAACTCGTCACCCTTGAACCCTTCTTTAGCCCAGAAGCCTTTCTCTTTAAGGTTACGTACCTTCACGCCACCACTAGGGTACTTGTACTCTTGTGTGTTGTCGTAGGTCATTACACCGTAGTCTTCCATAGTAGAGGCTTTGATGCCCCTCATGTCTACGTACTTGCCATCACCCGTAGTGGGTATGGTCTTTGTGGTCGGGATATATTCGCTCATGTTTCCTCTTTCTTTCTTCGGGTACTTATCGTCTGCCCAGTCAAATGTTTCGTGTGACTTGTTGGCAGGGTAGCCTTGTCCGCAACTGTGACACTTGCCATAGCCTTCTGTGTTGTACGCAAAGGCGTTAGACGAGCCACAGGCTACAAACGGACAGGG